AAGTAACAAGTGCAGTACCTTGAAAATCTGAGTTTATTTCGTGATGTTTATGAGTAAGAGTTCTATATTCTAAATCACCATACTTATATTCAAATAATCGGTCTATGGGTCCAGTGTAAACAATCTTCTCAGCTAAAGAATCAAAGTAATTTTTTTCTTTGAAATAATCGCAAGATAAATGAACTTCTATACCATTTAGTAACTTTTCAAATATAGCAGTGTAGCCTTCAATTGGAATGCCTTCATAAATATCCGCATCAGAATAATATCTGTCGTTAAAGTTTAATCTGATGGGAATTCTTTTTGCGATTGATGCTGGTAGAGATTTAGGCTCTCTTCCCCATTGTTTTTTTGTATAGCCATAAAAAAACATTTCATACAATGTTTTTCCCATAGTGCTTAAACAATAATCTTCAAAGTTTTGTGGGTCAGAAATATTTACTTTTTCTTGATTAATCTTATTTATTGCATTTTGAGGGTTATAAGCTTCTGGCCAGACTTGTTGAATTGTGTTGAGATTAATTGGTAGGGAATAGATTTTATTGTTAATATTTGCTTTATTTCTTAATGTAAAATTATTAAATGTTGTAAACTGGTTAATATATTCCCAAACATATTTTAAAGATGTATGAAAAATATGTGGCCCATATTTATGAATATGATAGTCTTCGTATGGCTCCGAATAACAGTTACCACCAATGTGATTTCTTTTATCAATAACTAAAACTTTTTTACCAATCTTATTTGCTTCATATGCAAAAATGGAGCCGAATAAACCGGCTCCAACTACTAAATAATCATACTTTAACATATAATCATTTTACATATTTTATGCCCAAGGAACTCTTGGATAGTTTCCTTGACCTTGCATTAATGGATCATCATCAAATCCTATAGGCTCATTACCAAAATTATTTCTGTCGTATTGATTTTTTTCATAAGAATCAGCATGGAGTTGCTGCTCTAAAGACATGGTTACATTATTCTTTTTGTCATAGTTTTTAGCTGAACTAGAACCACTAAAATTTGGTTTTGTGTCAGGATCAACTATTTGTTCATTTTGAATGTTTTCTTCATTCCACATTCCGCTAGGATTTGGATTGTTTTCTTTTAATAAATCTTCAAAATATTGGTCTAATTCATCTCCATGCACTAATAATGGAGCTTTACCCATAGGAACTTGATTCTTGGTAGCCTGCCACCAAGAATCTGCATCGCCAGGCTCTACTTCATTAATTTGGTCTCTTCTTCTATAATTAAAATCTATAGCTACTCTTTCATTAGAACTTGAAGAATAATGCACTCTTTCTGGTTTGATTTGAGCTGGGACATCATCTTCATAATCAAACTTTTGACCATCTTTGTATTTTCTACGAGCTTTTAAAGATTCTTCCATTGTAGAGTTTTGAATTTTTTCGTGATGTGGATTAGCCTTCATTTGAGTTGCTGCTTTTTCTAACATGTGCTTATGAGCACGTAGCTTGGTTCTCAACTTGAAAGCATTTCTTTCATCCACATCCAAAATATCAAGATTGTTTACAGCATCATCTTCTTTGAATGTATGTTGGGAAACCAATCTTGCTTCCATATTTCTTTCAGGTTCATCTGGTGCATATTGATGAATTCTTGAAATAATTGCCTCAAAAGATGCATCATCAACAAACTGGTTAAAATTACCAGGAGTTTGACCACCTTTGCCAATAGGACTCCCGCCAGGAGACCAAGCACCAGAACCAGCTCCACCTACACCACCGAAGCCTGCTGCTGTTCTGATATTTTTATTTTGATTGGCCATTATTATCTCCAAAACACTAGAAATATTGTTATCTTATTCTTGTGCCTGTATTGATTAACCTTGACTTAGGAAAAACTATAGCTATCTTTGAAAAAATTGCTTCATATGCTACAGCCGCAACTGCATCACAAATATCATCTTTATATCCTTTCAAAGATTCAATGATAAATCTATTCCCTTTCCATTTTTTTTGAAGAAATAAGAATTGAGTTTTTGCTTCTTTTATTTCTTCTAAAGGTAATACATTTCCCCTAGCGTCTGTGTAAATTCCACCAGACATATCATAAATATCAATTCTGTCTTCTCTTAACAAAGTGGCAAGTTCAGTATAGATAGTTTCTTTGTATTGTTTATTAAATGTTTTTTCTACAATTGGGATTCTCATGTTCTTTAATTTAATAACAGAAGATTGAGAGTTCCATTGGTCAATACTTACTTGCTTAAATCTAAACTTTTGATGGAGATAAAGAATATAATCTTCCACTTCCGTTTCTGACACTGGTTGATTTTTTGTTTTCGGATTCCAAAAATGAATATGGTCAATTACAACTCTTCGTAACGGCCTTCCATCCTGCCCATTAGTACCATACATTATTTCGCAGTGACCAACAGCTAAAGCATAATAGTCTGAAGTTCGTGCAGGGTCTATATGGCAAAAATAATCATAACAACTATGACCAAGCTCTAACCTTTTAACCATATTGGAAGAAGAAAACATTCTGTTGATTGAATCTTCTGTAAACATTGGGTCAGAAGATGATGCACCAAACTCAGCCCCATATTGCATTTGATATTCAGTACCATTCTTGAGTTTTTCTGACTCAAGAAAGTCTCTATCAATGTTAGGGTTAACAAGCCATGTTGGACCTCTCATTACAAGAGTTGATGGGTCTTCTAGTCTATTTTCGTGTAGGTCATATAGTAATCCAATAGGACCTTTAGGGTTGGAAAGCATCATCATCTTTCCATCACGACCAAATGTTGCAAGAGATGGTTTTAGGTCATTATATAAATCGTAGTCAAGGCCAGAATCAGGATTATCACCAGCCATAGCAGCGATTTCGTCCATGATAACGCACCAACAAGTAAGACCGACAAGACCGGAAGCACTGCTAGAACCACATTTAAGCACTAATGAACCTGAAAATAAGTTAAGCCCAACAGCTTCTCTTCTTTCATTTTCCTTGCGGTCATTTTCTGTAAAAAACCGCATCTCCAATTCAGTATCTTTTCCTATATAAGGTTCAAAGAAAGGGGAAGCCAAGACTGTCTGTTTAATTTTAGCGAAGATGGCATTTTTAGCTTGTTCTTCATTTCTAGCTACGTTTAATAGATAAATAGAATCAAATTCCATCAAGCCATATCTAGCTTGAGGATGACCCATACAAATCAGCCTGTAAAGTTCATATAATGCAATGGTAGACACTAGGAATGATTTTCCAGAACGTCTACCAAGTACTAAAACAAGTTCCTGAAATTTAAACCTTTTATTACATTTATCTAAAATCTGTGCTCTTAATTTTGGGTCAAACTCTTCTGATTCAAACAGATCCATTTCGGTTTGAAAGTTATCAATAAATGGTCTTTGTTCAAGCTCTTCTACTTTTCTTAAAGAGTCAGGATTTGTAGCATTATTTTTTTCATTTTCATATCGTTCTTTTACGATATCTTGGTCCATACGGCTACAAGTTAAACATGGAGAATTTATCACCGAAAATGAAGCTTTATATGGTCGATTTTGCCTTGACATTTCAATCGACTTTTCTTCATTTTTCTTTACAAATTCCCACACACATCCATTACATCCAACTCTTTCTTCTTGTGGGATATCTTGGATAACTAAATCTGTATTGCCTTCTTGCCCCATGTAGAAGCATTTAAGAATAAGTCTTTGTAATGGGTAGGGTTTAAGATTACAAAAATAAGGATGTTCAATAAATTTTACAATATCAACAATTTGGTCTGGGTTGAATCTTGATTTTTCGGGTTGTAATGGAGGGGCAACTTCGGCTCTTACATTAGGTACAATTTCATCAGCAAATTCTTCAGCATATTCAGATTCTTTAAATTTTTCTTGTGCTTGATTTGCTTGCTGGATAAGTTGTAGTCTTATTTCAGCTTGTGTTAATGTGGCTTTAGAAGCGTTTTTTCTCATTAGTTATCTTGTTTAAGCTTATCTCTAAGTTTTTTCATTTCATCCCTAGTTAGCTTTTTGTCATACTCACTGTTAAATTTTTCGTGTAAATCCCATAAAATGTCAAAGATGTTGATAGCAAAAACGCCTTGATTATCTCTCCTATCTTTAAGGTCCATAATCTTTCCAATAAGTTTTTCAACCATTGCAGCACGTTTTAATTTTAAATCATTACTTTTAGAACAGTCCATACCACGAATATCATCAAGTTCAACCATTAAAGCAGTAAGAGCTAATTGATTTTCTCTAAAAATCCAGGGAGCAATTAGTTCTTCTCGTTGCTCATAGTTTTTTAAACCAGATGTGACAAGTTTCTTAAAGTCACAGTGGCTGTCCATATGAGTTGAAACTTGAGACCAGTTAAGCTTTGCATGATAATGACGCTCAAAAAACTTGATAACTGATTGAGATTTTTTACCACTTTCAAGAAAAACGTGTTCAGCCAAATTCCTTAAAGGAGAAGAACAAATTGCGCATCTAGCCTCAAAAAACTGAGGGTATTGCAAGTCCATCATTGAGTCATGAGGTAAGGGAATTACTGGATCATCAGTCTCTTTTAAATCTTTAAAATATCTTAATGCTTCTGCTGGAAGGTTCTCTTTTACTGGAATTATTGCATTAACTACTGCGTTATTTTCTTCTGCCATTTGTTAACCTTATAAAAGAAAACTAAACCCGTCGATTTCGACGGGTTTAGAAATAATTAGGTTGGAAAGATATTAGGAGCTCAAAGCTCTCTTCAATCTTTCATATGGTGAAATAGAATTAACTGCAGAAACCATATATTCATCTGCTAATCCAAATGTTGCGTAGTTACCTTGGGTAAACTTTTCAGAAGTAGATGTACCAGAGGTTAAATCAACAGTGGCCTCACCCTTTCTCATAGCAACTTTATAAACTTGCTTATTTTTGTCAGCTGTTACAATATTGCCTTTTTCTTTCTCAGCAACTAATACTGAATTCAATAATGCCTCTTCTACCCAAGGCTTAAGTTCAGTGTGCAAAGCTGTTCTAGCATTTGAGCTTGTCTTTGCAAGTTCCGCTAGTCTAATCCAGGAATCGAATTGTCTACTATCAATCTTAACAATAGCATACGGACCTGAACAAAGTTTCTTAGTAAACTCTCTTGCACTTAATTTTTCCAAGTTTCTTTCAATTGTAGGAGCGCAATCAGAATACTTAGTTGGGACTACAGCAACTTCAACCTTCTTAGCTACAGGAGTATCTACTGTATCAAAAAGCTTAGAAGCAACTCTGTTACAAAGTTCAATGTCAAAGTTTTCTACAGCTAAAAGCTCAATAACATCATTCTTTCCAAATCCGCTATCTTTGAGTTTAGAGGCCATACGACTTGCAACTAACAAAGCACCGTCTTGGCTTTGCTTTAATTCGTTACGCCAGTTATAAATGAATTCATCGTTGTTTTTATTTTCCAACATCTTTCTCCCAATTTAAAAAAAA